TTGGTTGCTCAAACCCACTTCTAACAGGAAGCAAAGCTCCAGGAGATGATGAATATCTTTCCCAATGGTCAACATCAATAGAACCATCTTCATACATATATCTAAGACTACTTCCTAAAGATGCATTATGTACCATAAGTTGGTGAGCTTTATTTAATTCTCTTTGTTTTCCTATAAGTGGAGATACTGCTGATATTGGTAGTGGAGTTCCTGTCCATTTATAATGAAATGGAACTATAGGATATTCTTTTAACGGTAAAAAGCTTTCATCTAACTTTTTATCTCCCACTACTCTAGTCATTTTAACTCTATTCTCTCTAAATCCAATAGCATCTACTATCCTATCTTTAATATCTGTTTCAGATTCTAGAATTAAATCAAATTCTTTTTTAGAAAATACTTGATTTTCAACTTGTTGATTTTCTTCTTGCAATTTATTTGTTACTTCTATTTCAAAAGATTTTAACTGATTAGCTATCATCTCTTGTTCTTTTTTCATTTCTAATTGCATTCTTTCAGGAAGCATTTCTCCAGCTTCAACAGCTTGCTGCATTTGCAATGACTTTTCTTTAAAAGCAACAGTCATTTCTTCTTCCATTCTTTTTACTTCAATTTTTGCTTGTTCAACTATTTGTCTTTGAGTTCTTTCGTCAGGCAAAACTCTTAAAAAGACATTCATATATTCTACTTTTTCTTTTTCATATAATTCAAAATACTCAATTAATTTATCTTCTTCTTTTTCGTGTATTGAATCATTTAAAGCCATATCTTTATAATTAAAATCTTTTTGTTCTATATCGGTGGCTTTTTCTGAATACGCTATAAACGAAGTATCGTTTGATTCAGCATTCATTATTTTTCTTTTTGCAAAAGGGAATTTATTGACTAGATGACCTTTAGGTAATACTTTTCTTATCATTATATAAGAAGCATCTCTAAATAATATATCTCTAGATTTTTCATCAACAAATATATCAAAAGGGTCTGGTTGTGTAATAACTACTTCACCCATTCCTTGGTCGGCATCAGGGTCTACAGTAACCATCATAAAACCTAATGACTTTGTTATACAATCATTTATTGCGTTACTATATAAAACTTCTCCATGAGAATTATACCATATGTAATCAGCTATATCAGAAAACATAGAAGCAACATCTATATCATCCCCTTGAGCACCTACTGCTTGCCATCTAGGAGTTTTAGCTGTAGCATAAAAATTAAGCATTTCGACTACAGGTATTATTCTATTAATAGTAAAAGTAGGCATACCTTGCTCTTCTAAGGAACGTTTTTCTCCTTCTGAAATTTGATTATCATTAGCAAAATCAAATCCTTTTTGATTTATATGTTCCCATTGAGTTCGTTGTGTAGTTTTAGCAGAATTAAAATAATTCTGTACTTTTTGAACTGCCTTATCTATTTTTGCCATTAAAATTCCTTATGGTATTTAGCATCTTAATATAATAAAGTTTACCAGTCTTCTTCTACTGTTTTTTTCTGAAGCCATTTCTTTTTTAATCCATTGTCTTCTAACATACATATTATCTCGACAATAGCTTTATAACTTCTATTTATTTCACTTATTTTAATTTGAGTTTCTTTTTGTGCATTTATAAGACCAATAACTATATTTCTAAAGTCTTTATCTATCATATCTTCTAATCGTTCAAAAGATTCTCGTAATTCTTTTTGTAGTTCGTTTTGTATCCAGTTATTTTGTTTCCAAATAAAAAAACCAAATGCAATACTCATAGCAACTGGAACTCCAAACGTTTCTATTAATGCAAGTATATCCACTATGCAACTATCCAGCTTTTAGCAGTTGGTTTCTTTCTATAAAACTTTTGTTTTTCTTCTACTATATTTATAATAGGTCTTGAAAATTTACATGCGTATGCAAGTGCATCTATAGTATCATCATGACTCATACGTGGTCCAAATGTAATAATTTCATGAAACAAATCATGATGGTCTTTTTTAATATGTATTTGTCCAATTGAAAAACGTTGTGCCAGTACTTCTTGTATTCTATCTCTTTTGGACATTCTGTTTCCTGGTTTTTCTTCTTTCCATCTGACATTAAAATTATTTCTTCTTCTAGCTTCTGCTCTTAATGCTTGAAATATAGGTTTACTCATTGCAGTATCTTCTACTGTAAATAATGTAGGATGATATTGCTTTTCTATTTGATACATATAATCTACAATACCTAGTTTATCTTCTCCTGGAATACCTAAAACAGGGATGCCCCTTTTCTTTATGTAATCAATTACATATATATTATTATTCATATCAACAGCAATAGTTAATAATACGCTATAATCTGCTTCTCGTCTTGCACTATCTGTTGCTGGGTCTACGCCTACAAATATATTTACAGGTTCAATGTCTTTTCCGTCTATACTTAAATAAGAAATATTTGCTTCAGCATCATAACTATAAGAACCTTCCCAATATTTTATATGCTTACGAGTAAACATTGCATCTTCTTCGCTTTGTACTTCCATCATATACTCTTGATAAAATTTTGATGGTTGTCCTGAATCAGCATAGAACTTCTTTTTACGCTCCATTTCTTTAGTTCCAAACCAGGAGTCCCAAAGCATTACACCATTTTCATCTATGGCTTTTTTGCAAATAATGTCCCAAGAAAACTTACTGCTCTCTTTTTTAGATTTATCATAATTAACGATAAGATTATTAATAAAAGAATCAAAGTGAACAGGAGTTCCATTAATACGTAACCTACCAGTATGAGGCTCAAGTGCAGGGAATACCACAGCAGTGATAAGATTCGAATTTTTTGCTCTGGCTTCTGCTGTGATAGTATTGTTTTCATCTTCGAAGTCATCGAGGATGATAAGGTCATATCTTTTATGTAGTTTTGCACCCCCTCTAATCCCTGAGATATTCGATTTCGAAATAAGTTTACATCCATTTTGTAATTCAATGTCTACCTCCGTCCATTTACTTCCTTTTTGATTACCAAAAAAATAGGTAATACGTTCATTAAATTCTAAATGATATTTAATATAATCCATATTACCTGATGCTAATTTAGCAGTAGCTGATACCCAGCCATAAAACAGAGGCTCGGATGAGAACAAGAAGCTGCGGAGTATATCGCATTTGGTGAGTACGGTCTTACCATGACCACGTGGGAGTATGATAGCCACCTGTTTTTTGTCTATATTGCTTATGGTATCAGCTACTTCATAATGAAAAGGAGGTGTTTCACTCCTTAAGAAATCGTCTGGAAGAAATAACTTCCCGAAAGATATCATATCTTTTTTAGCTAATTCTAATGCTTCTTCTTGTTTTGATACGTCATTAAAATTAATATTAGCCATATACTAATTACCTCTTCTATCATCTACCAAAGTATATTTTCTTGCATATATAAAGAACAATAATTAATGCACCTATAGTAATGACATCTACACTATGGTTGCCGCTATCACTTTCAATAGCCCCAAAAGGAGTTTCTAGTCTTACAGATTCAACTTTATTTCTTTCCATCTGTCAATTCTTTTCGTTCAGCAACTTCTAGCATATCATTTGTAAATCCTTGGAATACAGCACCTGTTACTTGATGTGTTTTAGTTGTGCTTTTTTCTTCTAAGTCAAGTATATCAGCTAGTTTAAATAATGCTTTAAGTCTTGTATCAGCCTTATCAGCAGATAATGCCTCAGCTTTAATACCACTTAATACTAATCTATCGTCTATACCTAACTCTTCCATTACAGGCTTAAGTTCTTCTTTCATAGCAGTCCTTACCCTTTGTGTTTTAAATAAATTATACGCTTTTACCTTTGCATAACTAGGGTTATTCGTAGGAAAAGCTTTTAAATAAGCATCTACAGGTTTCATCTTTTGCTGTAAATACGTAACAAATAAATGCTCATTAGTTGTTAATTCTTTTCGTTGTTCTACTACTTCTGACGGAGTAGTGCTTCCTCCAAATGAATATATATTAGTTCTTTTCTTCGTATCCATATTTATAGAGTTCTTACAAATAAATGTTCCAGTACAAGTACCTACATAATTAAGCTCTCTATCTCTTTGAAGCATTTTACCTTTTCTAAGAATCTGAATAATGCAATCATCATCAGTCTTTACCCAGTCACCTATTTTAGATGTACGCCAATTATCTTTAGGTATTATATGAGAAGGCAATACATCATCTTTATCGTAGACAACATGCTCTATTTTTCTTATTAAATATACTCTCATTAGTTTTCTTCTATGTCGTATACATCTTTTATCATTTCCATATCTTCAGAAGTAATAAACTTGGTATAGTCTTTATCTATATAATTTGGAGTAATAGGGGTAAAGTCTACTTCATCGTCAAAACCTTCAGCTATATACTCTACTTCATCAGTATCTGGATTGTATGTTATCTCTAATGTATAAGTAACTTTATTATTTTTATCTTTAGACATATACTAAATATAAACAATGCGAACACTATTTCCTAATAGTGTGAGCCAGGCGTAGGTGTCCCTGAGCAGAAAAGATATTTAATTTTAAACTTCCTCTTTAGCCAGTACACTAGATTCCTACTTTCAGTAAACCAAGCTTATTTAGTCTCCTACGGACATTCTCATTCTCATCTTGCCTTCATAGAGTAGGTTTCATCGACCCATACTAAGATTTATATTAAAACAATTTACGAGACTATTGGGGACAAACCTCTTTATCCTATATGGAGAGTAAACCCAACTTCTGACCCTCGAGGTAGAACCATTGCAGGGGTGCCTAAAGGGTGATAATATGTTATATATTGTCTCATGAACCAAATAATATACTATACCTACTATTACAAATACAAGGGCAAGTTTTAAAAATTGATACATTTTGTTATTCAGCTATATTTACTAGGTACACCCCCCCAAGTAGTTTTTTCAAATAGCGATTTTCGTTATTTTCAATTCCAAACAAATCCCAACAAGGGAAAGGAGAAACAATGAAGTTTGCAGACAATATATTAGGCTATGGAAACAAGAGATTCATTGAAGTATATTTCAGAGGTTTCAAGAATGATACCTTTGGCTACTCTTCAGCTCAACCAGCAAAGAAAGTTTCAGTATTTGCTCAAGGCTCTGGTAGACTATCTTTACTTCAACCAAATCAAGATACTACCAAAGTATCTATCAAGAAGACTTTAGTTACTATCTTTCTTGATGATGTAGATGCTGATACAGCTCTTGATTATGAAGATGAAGATTTGGCTACAGCTTACTGGGATAGAGAATCTCAAGAAGTTATCACCAAAGCTCAGATGAATGACATCGTTGAGATAGATGATAGTGTTGATGAATCTGATATTTCCTCAGTTACCGCACAATAGCCTTCCAATTAGCATAGGGATGTATCCTAGTGATGCATCTCTATAGCTATCTTCATTATCTCACTTCGTTCGTATGTATTTTTATTATTCACACCTTAAAACGTTTTATTAGGTATAAACATTACACAAACAACACAGGAGTACAACGCTATGGATTTCTTTGATAAATGGGGCAAATACGCTCCTATAGTAGTACAAATATTAATGACTATACTTGTAGTCAATCATTGGTATCGTGGTCTACACTACGAGCCTCTAATAGTTATATGGATAGTTCTGCTAGGTATGAGTATCAGTCCTATCCTAGATATAATCTACGGTAACGATAAAAACTAACTACATCGTATGATGATGTTCAGTCCAATCATACTGTGACTGGCCTGATACAAGGTGATAGCATAAGCGTTAAGCAGTCTATTGCCTTGTTATTAGGATAACCTAGGAGGAAATAAAGATGAGAGATTATGACAACAATGGTAATAGAATAACACCATATCGTAGTGTTCACGTTAATAGAGCTGATAGAGTATCATTAGCTAGAACTGGTAGTAATAGACATCAGTATCGTGATAACAATGGTTTCTACCATTTAAGATAAAAGTTTAATCTCACCATATATACTATTGTACTTGGTGGTTATAGAGATTTAAAACTAACGCGGAGAGGAGTAATGGTTGCTCGCTTGGCTCATAACCAAGAGGTAGCAGGTTCGATTCCTGCCTCCGCAACTAAATGGTTGTATCTGGCGTGATACATTAAATAGGAGCGTATTCCAGCCATCAGCCAAGGTCGATTGAAATCGTGCCTTAATATAAATAGGAATAACACGTAAGATTCAGTGATAGAAAACTTTACCGAGTGTAACGAACGGGGACGAACCCTTATAGTTCCTCAATATGGTAGTTGTTCTAGAATGTCTTGGCTTAAATAATTATAATTCTATCTTATTCATATTCACTATTATTAAATAGGAGGATATATATGGATAGATATTGTTAGTGAGGTAGTGGTGTAAAGGTAGCTCCTTTATACTATTACATTTGTGAAACCTGTGAACCATAAAAGAAGGACGTGGTCAGGTATTGTGACAGACGTTGTAGTCGCTAGCTTATCAAATGGTAAGTAGCAGTCTAATCAACGTCATAAGTAGTAGGGTAGTAATACATAAAGAGAAGAGTCTTTCTCGCTTGGGTCTACATAAACACTGTTTCAGCGACAGGTAGGCCATTTAATCATTAACCTATGATAGGTAATACCAATGTATCTATAATCGCAACGTGTAGATATGAGGTATAAGACGACAGTCTAATGATGAAACAAGTGAA